ACCACTGCTGCACTGGGCGTTCCATGCCCACTCAAAAACTTGGCGTAGGCTTGTAGAGGCATAGAACTTCTACCTCCGGCCTTACCAAATATAGACGAGGCGGGTACTTGCAACTGGTACACCGTGTCTAACGCTTGCTCTTCAACAATTGCTAGGCGTTGGCTAAACCTGCAAGCCCTACCTCCCCCACTACCAGAACCTCGGACATTGTTAGTGCAGTCAATACAACGGGCACTTTGTCTCTGCTCTGGTGGTACTTCAGGTGCGGGTCTCTGGGTATCACTAGACCAACATGTAGGCAGACGTTTGGCTTTAGGGTCGTAGTCACCTTTGTAGTACGAGCGCGATACTGCCGCTGCGTTTACAATAACTACGTCTATAGCTGTGCTGTCTGTCTGTAGGTCTAACCCAGTAAACTTACTACCCTGTATACTAACTCGGCGCACTATGCGTCTTCGTCAGCGTCGAACTCTGCTACAATGTCTTCCGGCTGCACCGGCTGGGCGTTTGTAACCCCTGCCATTAGAGCTTCGGACACCTTGGCTAACGCAAATCTCTGCGTCTTGCCGACCTTCACATAAGTATCTGAGGGTATAACACCATCCCGTACCCATTTACGGGTCGTGGATAATGACACACTAAAATACTTTGCGACATCTTCAATGGGGACTAATTGCTCCATTACTTACCCTTCCTTATTGTTAGCGCGAATTCTGCGTCTACGTTTAACCCCTTCGGAAGAAGGTCTGGGTTCTCTTCTAGGAACTCCTTTACGTTCTTCTGGTTGAGTCGTTTGTCCAAGAACTCTGGTACTCCATGTTCAAGAATAAACTTGTGCATGTTCTCCCAATCGCTAGTCCAATACTTCTGCTTAACCGTACGGTAAAACGTACCAGCATCTGTCTTAACACTTTTGAGTTCGTTCTCTTTCAAGTAACCCAGTAACGCGCTTCTTATTTTGTCTTGCTGACTTACTAATTCGCTGTCAGCTTCCTTGTATTCAGCGGATAACCTATCCCGTTCTGCCTTGATCTTGAGGTAAACCTTAGTCATCTTAGCTAGGGGTATGCCACCCGCACCTATCGCATCAGCCATGTCCTTACCCTTTCATTGCCGAGAAAGGTAATATAAGGGTACATAGTGCCTTATGCAAGTAGTTCCTTGTATAAATCAATAATTTTTGTGTGTGAGTCTATTTTGTTATCTAGTAATGCGTACACACGTCTTTCTACATCAGAACCTTGTAACTGGACAACCGTACACTTGTGGTCTTGACCGGCTCTATGTATTCGGGCATTAGCCTGTGCATAGGTCTCTACTGAACTGGTTGGCCCCCACCATACAATCGTATTCGCCGCAGTGAGTGTTACCCCGTGTGCCGCAGCCTGTGGCTGGATAACTAGTACCTGTGTACCGTCCTTGTCTTCTTGGAATGCTTTAAATATCGCGGTACGTTTGGCTGCTGGTACGCTACCGCTAATGACCTCGGTGCTTATGTTGTCCCCACGGAGCTTGTCAGTGAGTATGGCTATGGTGTGTTTGAACGGTACGAACACTATGACTTTCTTACTAGACTCTACTATTACTTCACGTAACACGTTGTACCTGTGCTTTATGTCGAACTCTATCGTGTCTTTACTATCGGAGTACACAGCACCGCCAGAGATCTGTAGCAGCTTATTCATGTTGACCGCTGCCGTAGCCGCAGTTACATCTTCACCTGCCGCTTGCATAATCATTTTGTCTTTAAGTTCTTTGTAATACTTCTCTTGCTGTCGCGTAAGTGCAACCTCACGAGTCACGTACACTAGCTCCGGTAGATCTAGGCACTCTTCCTTGGTAAACCGTATGGCTGGTTGCAGCGCCTCAAACACCGTTTCCGTAGCACTGGGCTTGGGAACCCACTTAAAGTTAGTCACCTTGTACATGACTTGATCGCGGAACGAACCCATAAAACGTGGTACAGACTTCGGGTTAACAAGTTTAGCCAGTCCGTAGGCATCCATCGGGCTTTGTGCAGCGGGGGTACCTGTCATCATCCACAGCCATGTGTCGGGAGTAAGTATCTTGTTGAGGGTCTTCCAACGGTCAGTCTGCGAATTCTTATAGTGTGTTGCCTCGTCTACGATTACTAAATCAAACCCACCTGCTGCGACTGCATCGGCTACTATCTTTACACCGTCATAGTTTATTATGACGAACTCAGAGTCCCCTTCGATAACTTTCTGCCGTTGTTTAGCTGAACCATAGGCCACATCTACCTTACGGTGCATGGCAAAAGTGAACAGGTCTTCCCGCCATGCCGAATCCATAATAGATAGGGGGCAGATTACCAGTACGCGGTTAATACGTTTCTTGGTTAGTAGAAAATCCGCTGCCCAGATAGCACTGGCTGTCTTACCTGTACCCTGCTCATTGAAACAAAAGGATCTCTTGTTCATGGTGAGAAACCCTGCGGTAGTCTTCTGGTGTTCAAACGGTTTGAACTTACCAGTCCACTTATACTGCCCCTCAATAGGTGAAGGTGCATGTATGTTCATATTCTTCAGCACATGGGCTTCGTCTATACCCCAGTTAACAACTACACGATTACCCTCTAACTGCTTACTCTTTGGTATGACATCGGTGACTCTAGCTGGGTCACGTAATCTCATTAGTAGTGCTTTGTTATCTATTACTTTCATTATTCCTCCCACGCAAAAAGGCGTGAAGGGGGTCTCCCCAACACGCAAACTAAATTAGCCCCGCCTTCGACCACACGGACGGGAACGTGCCGTTACAGGTACATAACAACCTGTGGGTCTTAACTACTTACTGTGACCACCAATACAACGGGGGTGTCTCCCCGTGCCGCATACGTTTAAGCCCCTCGCTGGAGGCATTGTTTTGCCCCCACGTAGAAGTCTTACAATGGCATATAGCGCAAGTAACTTTCAAGTTTTCATGTCGGTTGTCTCTGCGATCCCCATTAACATGATCTATCTGAAACGCTCTTGCATCATTATCTGTGTAACCATCAGGTACATGACAAGACACAGCCTCACAACGTAGCTCGCGTGTATCTAACAAATACTTACGCATCGACTGACTAAATTTACTGCCGTTTATAAACTTATGCTCGACGGTAAATTTTCCTTGGCAAGCGTTGCTACAAAACAAACCACGACTCTGACTCATCCAGTACGTGAACACAGTCCCACAACTCTTACAGGCGGCGGCGGTCTTCACTACTTACGCTTGGGCTTCTTGCCATTACGACTACGGTTGGCGCTGCTACTCTCTACTCTGTAGCCATCTGCGTTACTGCCGCCTTTACTTAACATCTTATTATGGCTGACATCTTTACCTTCACGCTTGTCAGCCCTACCGTTGTTATTAGCATCCCGCCCCTTCTTATCCATCGCACGCCTAGCACGCTGTCGTTCCATACGTGCTTCATGTGCCGCGCTACCTACTGGCGGGTTTGGCTGCGGCTTACGATCTGCTTTGTTCTTATACGGCATTAGTTTCTTCCGTTGTGTGGACACTCTAGTACAGGACACCATGCCTTGCACAACCCACTAGGGTTAGGGTTCCACGTATCATTCTCAAAGGCTGACTCCATGTCGCTGTACTTACCCAGCCACTTAGCCCATAACTTCTTCTCATCTTCTATGGCGTAGCGGTCTTTAATAAGATCCTCACTTACCACAAACAGTAATCCAGCCCGAACAGTCTCTACTTCGGGGTAGTGCTTGAAGGTAGCCAAAGCCATAAGCTCTAGCTGCCCCTTGTCCGCGTACCTTGCGGACTTGCCGGTCTTGTAGTCTATCACCCAAGCCAGCTTGTTTTCTCTGTCTAGTATAACTAAGTCAGCTATACCACGGAACCACACGTTACTATCAAAGAAGCTACATGCCTCTAAGTTCTCAGTCAGTCCCATCTTGATCTCGCACAGCTTCTCACCCTGCTTATCATTAAGTGCGTCTAACATACCCTGTGCATAACTGAACCGTGGGTCTAGCTCACCACCGTCGCGGATGTATATCTCCGCTGCTTCGTGAAAAGCTGTCCCATACAACGTAGCCTCAGACTCCTTAAACGGGTACTGCTTGAGTACCTTCTCATGGTAGAACTGCTTAGGACATTGCTGGAACGCCTTGATCTTACTAAAACTCCACGGGGCTATGCTCAATGATTAGTCCTCTTCTTCTAGCCGTGCCATAAACTCTTTAAAATCTTCAAGTTCTTTAAACCGTTCCGTACGTAGGTATCGGGCCTCCTCCTCATCCGTACCCTTATAAGTATAAATACTTATATCCCTTTTAGCCCCGCACTCGGTGCAGTTTTGCCCGTTAGAAGTTACGTGGTTCATTATGTACGCTAACCTCACATACTTTTCGTAGATATTTTTATGTGGCATAGCTGCCTTAATGTCTTTCCAAGTGTGCCCCAAA